TCTAAAAAAGATAAAACACTTTACCAATCATGTCATATCCTTCACAAGAAGGGTTTGTATTATATCGTGCATTTCAAGGAATTATTTGCACTAGATGGTAAAGAAACCGACTTGTCTGAAAACGATCTTGCTCGTAGAAATGCAATTGCAAAACTACTAGAGGATTGGGGATTAGTTACAGTTGTTAATAAAACACAAATAGAAACCCCACCTCCTATCTTTTTATCCCAAATAAAAATTATTTCTCATAAAGAGAAACATGAATGGGAATTAGTCGCTAAATATAATATCGGAAAGAGAAAAACCAATTAATCCCACGGGATGGGACGCTTAAATTGATCCGCCTTAGGATCGTCTTGCCGCAGGAGCGTATGCCTGCCCCAGATCGGTAACTGGGATTATCTTCGCCTTCGGGGAAGTAACTTTAATATAAACTCGCTTATTAAAAGGAGAAATACTATGACAACTATGGCATATGGTAGAAATCTACTACCTTCAACAATCGGTTTTGATCGTCTTTTGTCAACTCTAAATGAGTTCGATGAAATTATTGGTCAAAAGAAAACCCCTACATATCCTCCATACAATATTGTAAAGTTTGATAAAGACAATTATCAAATTCAAATTGCTGTGGCTGGATTTGATAAAGATGATATCGAAATCAAGTACGAAAACAACTACCTTACAGTAAACGGAACAATGCAGACCGATACTGCCAATGTAGAATACCTACATCACGGTCTTGCTTCAAGAGATTTTAGTCACCAATATAGACTGACTGACACTGTTGTTGTGAAATTTGCTGATATTGTTAATGGTATTTTGAAAATAGACTTGGAAAACATTTTACCAGAAACAAAGAAGTCTCGTAAAATTGTTATTGGTGAAGATAAACCAACAACGACAATTGTTTAATGTGATATATAAAAGGGGGATTAAATTCCCCCTTTTTAATGGAGTATATCATGAAAACAAAATCACTTATTAAAAAAGTAAGACCATTAGGTAATCTTACTGATACATACTATACCCTTAGTACGATAGATAACAAAACTATTGATGGTGTAGTATTTTTACCAGTTTTTAAATTGAATCCAGAAGTTCGTCCATTATCCAAACAGACGATATTTTGGATGCGTAAAGATAACATGGAATATATTAAATAATATGAAACAGAAATTTATTGATGCGTATATGGATGTGGCCCATCGTTTTGCTCAATTATCTACCGCAAAACGTTTACAAGTTGGTGCTATCATTGTAAAAGAAGATAGAATTATATCTATTGGATACAATGGAATGCCTTCTGGGTGGACTAATGATTGTGAATATGAACATTGTGAAAAAGACCCATCTGGTCATGGTGAACATCATTATAGTATGAAAACCAAAGATGAAGTAATTCATGCAGAAGCTAATGCAATTGCTAAACTTGCAAAGGGTTCTGAATCTGGTTTAGGTTCAACTATTTTCCTCACTCATTCTCCTTGTATGCAGTGTGCAAAGCAAATATATACTGCTGGTATTGTGGAAGTATTCTATAAGGAAGAATACAAAGACCTCAATGGTATTGAATTTCTCGAAAAATGTAATATTAAAGTAACGAAGGTGTAATATGGTAACTTCTAAACAATGTTTTGCAAAGTGGGGAGACCCTGCAATCACATCTAATGAATTAAAATATATGACGGTATGGGACGTTCCCAGTGAACTTGAATTGGGTGTTATTCCCAAGAAACTCTATTGTAATAAAGCAATGGTTGAACCCCTAACAAAAGCATTCAATAACATTATAGATAGAAATCTTATTTCCCAACTAAAAACTTGGGATGGGTGTTTTAATGTAAGAAAGAAAAGGGGTGCTGCATCTGCATCTTTACATTCATGGGGTATTGCTATTGATATCAATGCTGCATGGAATGGGTTTGGTAAAACACCAACAATGTCACCAGAACTTGTTAAGTGTTTTACCGATGCTGGTTTTGATTGGGGTGGTGTATGGTCTAAACCAGATGGAATGCACTTTCAATTGAGTACCATATAATAGTCATTATAAATACCATATCACCCTGAAAGAATTAGATATGGAAAAAGATAAACCAAATACAGAGTCTCTTAAAGAATTCTTTTCTTTAGTAGACTCTGCGTTTCATGAAAAGAAAAAGATAGAAAAAGAAAAATTAAATCATTACGGCAGTGATTTATCTGAATTCTTTAAACTATTCGATTCCCCACCAGTCCAAGAAGAAGAAATTGTTGAAGAGAAACCTACTCTCAATGATTTCTTTGCGTTATTTGAATCCCTACCTAAGACAGAAGAACCTATTCTAGAAACAGTAGAAGTAGAAGAAATTCCTCCTGTTATAGAAGAAACTGTTGTAAAAACAGAAGAAGAAGTGTTTATAGACACTGTGGTTCAATCTATTACTAAAGAAGAAAAAGAAAAACCAAAGGTAAATACCATACCTGAGAATTATACCAATCTTCTTACTAATCCAGAGGTAGTAAAGATTGACCCCAACATGAAATCAGTTCAAGCGAAACTGAAAATGTTGGAGGAATGGATATCCAAGATTTCTATGACTGGGCCTGGTGGTGGTTCTGGTTCTATTGTAGATATAGATAAACCCACAAAAACAGTAATTACAGATTATACATTAACTAGAAAAGATTATTATGTTGGTGTTGATTGTCCAATAGAGTGTTACATTACGCTTCCGGTATCAGGAAGTAATGTATATAATGGTAGGGTTGTAATTATTAAAGATGAAAGTGGTAATTGTCAAAATGCACCTATTCATATTTTAGGTAACATAGATAACGATGAAGGCGGGGCAATATTACAAATGAATAATGGAGCATTACAATTTATATACAATAACGGTTGGAAAATAATATGACATATATTTTTAATAGTAACAATAATATTATCAATGAAGTAGAAATTAAAAATGATGCTGGAAATACTATTCCAATTGTTGTTTATACATCTAATAGTGTAGTATCTACTGGAAATCCATTACCAGTAACAGGAACAATTTTAGCGACAAGTCCAATAGGAACTATGGATGCTTTTGGTCGTCAAAGAGTATCAAATCCACTCACTCTGTTTGATAGTTCCCACAGATATAGAGATAATAACCTGTGGTCAACTGGTATTACTGGCACTGCTTCTGCTACTTTTATTCTCAACGAAGGTCTGGTTAATCTAACAGTGAATAATGCTTCTGGAGCAGAGGTTATTCGTGAGACCACAAAAGTATTTTCGTATCAGCCAGGTAAATCTTTGCTTGTGTTGAATACCTTTGTTCCTGCCACACCCAAAGCAAACTTGAGACAGAGAGTTGGATATTTTGGTACTGACAATGGAATGTATTTTGAGATTAATGGCACGACACCTTACTTTGTAGAAAGGAGTTTATCCACTGGAACTCAAACAGAAGTATCGCAATCAAATTGGAATGGTGATAAGTTAAATGGAACTGGTGAGTCTGGTATTACATTAGATACTACCAAAGCACAAATCATTTGGATGGATATTGAATGGTTGGGTCTTGGTAGTGTAAGAATGGGATTTATAATAAACGGACAGTTTATTCTCTGCCATTCATTCCACCACGCAAACATAATAAATTCAACTTATATTACAACAGCATCACTTCCATTAAGATATGAGCTTACTAATACTGGTAATACAAGTAGTAATAGCACGATGAAGCAAGTTTGCTCTACTGTTATTTCTGAAGGTGGTTATGAACTTCGTGGATTGCAACAAGCAATTAGCATTCCAATTAATTCCCCAAGAACATTAGGAACTGCGGGAACATTCTATCCCGTAATATCTTTGCGTCTGAAAACATCACCAAATTTTTTGGATGCTATTGTAATTCTCACAGCACTTTCTGTAATGCCAATTAGCACTGGTAATTTTAATTGGCAAGTTAGAGCATCTGGAACTACTACTGGCGGTGCTTGGGTAAGTGCTGGAGTTGATAGTGCTGTTGAATATAATATTACTGGAACTTCTTATACTGATGGAAGAATTCTTGCAAGTGGATTTTTTAACGCATCAAATCAAGGGGCAAGTCAAGTTGATATTCTAAAAGAAGCATTATTTAAGTTTCAGTTAGAAAGAAATGGATTAACTTCAACTCCTTATGAACTTATACTTGTGGTTGCTTCTGATAGTAGTAATGATACTGTTGTTGCTTCTATGGACTGGGAGGAAATTAGCAGATGATAAAGAAAGTTCCCGCAGATGGTTCTATCCTCGCATCTATGAACTTTATTGAGGCACTATAATGAGTCAATGGCATGGTGGGAAGGGGTCTAGTCCAAGACCCTACAGTGTAGACCAGAAGACCTTCTCTGACAATTGGGACAAGATTTTTTGCAAGAAAGACAAGAAAGATGAAAAAAAGTGCTTGACAAAACGCAAAAAAGTTGATATAATTCTTCCATAAACTGAAATTTGACAAAAAACTTTTATAAATACTTTTATGAACACTATAACTATAAACCATCTCGAAAGTAAATGCTTACCCACATCCATGTGGCAAGCCGGTTATCGCTCAAATTTCGTGGATGCGATTAGACCAACCGGTGGGGTTATAGGAACCTAAAAGTTTAATAAAACTTAATAAGAACCTAAAACCCCAGTCTACAACTGGGGTTTTTGTTTTTTAGCTCTTTAAAAATTTAGAACGATATTGCGGGTATAATTCAGTGGTAGAATGTCTCGTTGCCAACGAGATCGTCATCGGTTCGAATCCGATTACCCGCTCCAAACAATGGTGATTATGGTGTAGTGGTAGCACCCCTCTCTGTGAAAGAGGAAGTACGAGATCGATACTCGTTAATCACCCATTTGTGTCTTCATCGAGACACGATATTTTATAAATAATGATAGAGGTATGTATTATGTATTACACAATTTATAAAATATCAAACAAGTTGGATGGCAAGTTCTATATTGGAAGTCATAAGACCAAAAAACTTGACGATGATTACATGGGTTCTGGTAAGTATCTAAAACTTGCCATAGAAAAATATGGAATAGAAAATTTTGAAAAAGAGGTTCTATTTGTTTTTGATACACCAGAAGAAATGTATAAAAAAGAAGCAGAAATTGTAAATGAAGAGTTTCTGATTACTGAAAACACCTACAATCTAAAAGTTGGGGGATTTGGTGGTTGGGATCATGAGAATAAAAATTCAGAAAAACAAAGAAACAAATGTATGAAAGGCAATCAGAAACAGAAGTGGTTGTCAGAAAATGATCCTACTTGGAAAGGAAGAGATGCTCAACAAAGAGTTGGATCAGAAAACCTAAAAAAGGCACATATAGAAGGCAAAATAAAATATGACACTTTTTCTGGTAAATCACATACAGATGAAACTAAGAGTAAGATAGGAATGAAAACATCTATCCTACAAAAAGGAGAAAAGAATTCACAATTTGGAACCACATGGATTTGGTGTAAAGAAGAAGGAAATAAAAAGATAAAAAAAGAATTATTACAGGAATATCTTGACAAAGGATGGGAAAAGAAGTATTATCCTGGATATAGAAAATAGCAGCCATAGCAAAGATGGTCTATGCGGAGGACTGAAAATCCTTAGATACTGGTTCGATACCAGTTGGCTGCACCAATATTGGGTCTTTGGTGAAATAGTATCACATCATCCTTACAAGTTGAAATCAGTGGAGCGTTACCACTAAGACCTACCAATTTTATACCGTAGTATCCCTCTTGGTTACGACCCAAGACAAAGGTAACTGGAATGCAAATGGGGGTTCAAATCCTCTCTACGGTGCCAATTTTAAGGAGATAAGATATGATTAAAGGTAGAATGACTTTCCATTAGGTAACAATAACCTAGAGGAAACAAATATGTCTAGAACATATAGACTAAAAGAAAAATATTTGGTTGATGATAATTCAGTTCTTACTCGATATCAAAGAATAAAAAGAACTTATAGATGGGAAATTATAAAAATAGATCAAAATTCCAAAGAAGGAAAAATAAGATTAGCCAGATTCCATTCTGATGCTAAACATTATTACCATAATTGGAGAGGTCCAAATTGGTTTCACAATATGTATGCACAAAGACCATATCGTAGAGACTGTAAAAAACAACTTAGAAAAGTTATGAATGATCCTGATTACGAAGTTCAAATAAGAAGAAAACCTTATAGAGAATATTGGGATTAAAAGTTAAGGTAGGGTAAATCGACTGGAAACGAAAACTGTCTTGAAAACAGCCGAGCCGTAAAACGCCTTGGGGGTTCGACTCCCTCTCCTACCGCCAATTTTAGAAGATGAAGTCAGTTGGTACTGACGCCTGTTTGGAAAACAGGAGAGCGTCTGTGTGCGCTCGGGGTTCAATTCCTCCATCTTCTGCCAATTTCAAAATGGAAGATTAACCGATTGGGTGATCGGAACTGTTTGCTAAACAGATTGTACCTAACAAGGTATGGGGATCGATACCTCAGTCTTCCGCCAATTTTGGTTGCGTGTCTGAATGATTAGGATGCGGATTGCAAATCCGTTATATGCAGGTTTGAATCCTGTCGCAACCTCCAAACAAAAGTGCTTGACAGATGAGACAAACTAGTGTACAATGTCTTCCATCAAGTGAGAGAAGTTAAATGCTCTGTTCGACTAGAGGCCGAGGTCGTTAGACTTTCAATCTGAAAACACGGGTTCGAATCCCGTACAGAGCGCCAATTAAGGGTAAGCGGTGAAGTTGGAGAGTCACACCAGACTGTAAATCTGGCGCCTCGTGCTGAGTAGGTTCGATTCCTACCTTACCCACCAAATAATAGCGGGATGGAGTAACGGTAACTCACGAGTCTCATAAGCTCGAAATCCTAGTTCGATTCTAGGTCCCGCTACCAAATTGTGTTGCAACTAATGTCGGTATTGATCGTTCCTCCGACTTAAAATGACCTTTCTATATCAACCAAGGTGGGTGCTCTATTTAAAGGTAATACGATCACAATTTTTGAGAGATTTATGGGGGTGAAGCTTTAAGGTGAAGCAACGAGCTTTTAACTCGTAGAACAGGGATCATTACCCCGCACCCCTACCAATTTTAGGTTCAGTTCAGCAATATTAATTTTTTTAGCTAGTCGCAAAAGAAACCAAGATGAACCTGTTAAGTTTTAGGATACATTCAGCAAATTTACAAAACTTTTTATTTGGAAAAAGAAAAACGTATCCTGTTTTATTTGTCTCATTAATTCAAAGGTAGAATACCGAACTGATAATTCGGAAACAATGGATCGATACCATTATGAGACACCAATTAACCTTTCAGAGTATATATTATGTTAGAAAAACAAACACTGCATTATTATGATTGGAATGATATTCAAGAATTTTTATCAGAAAAAATGAATATTGATAATAAAAATTTTAGAGACTATCACAATGTAGTTGGAGGTGCTTATAAAGATTTTTGGCATGTCTGGTTAGATATAGTATATAATGATGTTCAAAACGATTCTTATAAAAAATACTGGTTCGATATGATTTTAGATAGAAAGTCTGAGATGATAGAACAAAAAGGTGAATGGGTCGGTGTATTGTTTGATGCTTTTGAAAACTTACAAAAAGAAGTGGATTACGAAAAGATAATTATTCTGTATTGTTGGTAATAGTTTTTAGGTTGTATAGTTAAGTGGTATAACTAGAGATTCATATCCTCTCATCACCAGTTCGATTCTGGTTACAACCACCAAAAGTTTATGGGTATGTAGTAGTCTGGTGATTACACCTGTCTGTCTAACAGGTTTAGGCGAGTTCGATCCTCGTCATACCCGCCAGTTTTCTGATAAAACCTCCTTGATATATATAAATATATTAAGGGATAACCATCCTTGCAAGGTTGGGGATGTTATAAAATAAGAAACCTTGCGGTTATTTAGTATCGGACAGATCGTAATACTGTCACTGGATTTCGTAACCAGTAATTTTCCGTGTATAGCGCAGTTTGGTAGCGCATCTGGTTTGGGACCAGAGGGTCGGGGGTTCGAGTCCCTCTACACGGACCAATTAAAAGGAGTTGTTGCGTCCCGTTAGAGTCCTGTGTTTTTCATCAGTCAACTCAACGCAACAGATTTTATTGGCAATTAGCACAGTGGTAGTGCATCGGACTGTTAATCCGTGGGTCGTAGGTTCGAATCCTACATTGCCAGCCAATTTTTGGGGAATGGGACTGCTTTGGGGTGGTCGCCTCGCTTGCACCGAGGATATCAGATCGGTTCGAATCCGATATTCTCCACCAATTTTTGGGTAAAATATATCTCAATAGTGTAATGGTAACATACCACACTCCAAATGTGTTGTTGAGGGTTCGAATCCTTCTTGGGATGCCAATTTTATGTCGTAATTCCAGTTACAACGATCTCTCAGTTAAAAGCTGTCGATTGTGTAAAGGATAAGGGAAAGCCGAACCTTCTGGGGAGATTACGACACCAGTATATAGGATGACTACAGCAAATATAAAAACGCCACCAACTCGGCGGGGTATCCCAGTAGGGGGAATGTCGTAATGGGTTCGAATCCCACCTTTAGACAAAGCATCCTGATTTTTTTAATGCGGGTATAGTTCAGTGGTAGAATGTTTCGTCTTCCGAACGAAAATGTCGTCGGTTCAAGTCCGATTACCCGCTCCAAACGTGTTGTTGAGGGTTCTAATCCTTCATGGAATGTTAATATTTTAGAATTATATTTAATTATGCGGGAGATTATGATGTATGAATGTCATGTGACTATTAATCCAGTTTTTGGAAAGGATCTGGAAATTGTTAAAATTATTGCAAACACACATAAATTTAAAACCGCTAATCTCTTAATGCAAAGAAGAGAAGATGATATTCCAGAAAGATCTAAAAATGATACTTTCATAACAGGACATGATTCAGATTATTCTTCGATGAAACAAAGACTATTAGATATAGTCAATAATCTTCAATCTCATGGTTATAAGGTTTGGAGATATAAGATTGAAGAAATTGTCGTAGATAGCAAATACGATGATTCGTTTAATTTATTAATTTAGTTAGAGGAAATATGTAACAAGAGGTAATTATGCGTACTATTAATGTAGAAGAAGTAAAAGAATATATAGAATCACTGGGACCAAATACTAAAATATATATTGGTGGAGACTCAGAACGCTTCAAATTAAACGATCAATGGTACGCAGATTATACTTTAGCAATTGTAGTACATATTGATGGTAAACATGGTTGTAAAGTTTTTGGTGAAATTCATAGGGAAAGAGACTTTGATCAAAAGAAACAAAAACCTAGAATGCGTCTTATGACAGAAGTGTATAAAATAGCAGAATTATACCTAAAATTAAAAGATGTTCTAGAAGATAGAGAAGTAGAAGTACATTTAGATATCAATAAAGATGAACAATATGGAAGTTCTTGTGTTGTAAATGAAGCTATAGGTTATATTCGTGGTATGTGTAATGTTACACCACTAGTAAAACCTAACGCTTGGGCAGCTTCTACTTGTGCAGATAGACTAAAAAGTTTAAATGTAGCATAAAAAAATGCTTGACTTTTTAGAAAAATGTAGTATAATAACTTATACATTGAAAGTTTAGGATACATTCAGCAATTTATACTTTTATGGGAAAAAAGAAAAACGTATCCTGTTATTGTGTGATTTTAATTGACAAATTGATCTAAATAGTATATAATAAATAAGAATTAAGCGGGATTGGTATATTGGTTGCTGCCTTAGCCTTCCAAGCTAAAGAAACCAGTTCGATTCTGGTATCCCGCTCCAATTATTATTAAAGATTCTGGGGATATGGTGAAATTGGTATACACAGCAGACTTAAAATCTGCCGCTTATGCGTGTCGGTTCGAGTCCGACTATCCCCACCAAATTATGGGCCTCTAGCTCAATTGGTTAGAGCATCCGACTCATAATCGGCAGGTTTACGGTTCAAGTCCGTAGTGGCCCACCAAACAAAGCCCTCTTCGTTTAATGGATAGGACATGGGATTTCTACTCCCACAGTGGCGGTTCGATTCCGTCAGAGGGCGCCAAATAACAAATAACTAAAGAGGATTTAATATGGTAACTTCTAAACAATGTTTTGCAAAATGGGGTGATCCAGCAATTACTGCTAATGAATTAAAATATATGACAGTATGGGATGTTCCACATGAACTTGAATTAGGTGCTATACCAAAAAAACTTTATTGTAACAAAGCAATGGTAGAACCACTAACAAAAGCATTTAATAATATTATAGATAGAAATCTTATCTCTCAGTTGAAAACATGGGATGGATGCTTTAATGTAAGAAAGAAAAGAGGTGCTTCTTCTGCTTCTCTACACTCTTGGGGTATCGCAATAGATATTAATGCAGCATGGAATGGTTTTGGTAAAACTCCTACTATGTCTCCAGAATTAGTAAAATGTTTTACAGATGCTGGATTTGATTGGGGCGGTGTATGGTCTAAACCAGATGGAATGCACTTTCAATTACGATCACTATAATAGATATAGAGAGGATAATGAATGATAAAGAATGTGTATGAGATATTAGATGAATTTGAGAAACAAACAACAAGAGAAGGAAGGAAAGAGATACTAATAAAG